CAACAGGCTTGTGCCACCGTATACCCGGCACTGATTTAGCCTTGTGGTATTGCCCAGGAATTGGAGATCAGAAAGATATTACATCTTACTACCCGTCCGAGATTGAGGACAAGAAAGTCATAGAAGTTTATACTTTATATAATGACGAGGGTGAGCTGAAACAATACTCCAAAATGAATGTATTTAGAGAAAGAGTTGTGACCATGGAGGGTGGTCTTTTCGCTGGATTGAAGTACACTTTCCCCGTAAATACATTCGGGGGTCTCTGCATGGCAACCTTAATTGGAACAGCAAAAGGTATTCCCTTTATCGCTGGCCATCATTTAGCAGGACGTGGAACCACTGGCGCTGCTGGGTTTATTACCCGAGAGCAGATCAAAGCCGGCATTGCAGATTTGAATGCCCGGCCCGGAGTCCTAGTGTCGCATTCTGCGACTCCATTGGAAACCACCTCCATGGGAGTTGAGTTCGGTCCTTTGACCGCTCCACACGAGAAGTGTCCCACAAACGATTTAACCGCTGACGCGAAGATTAGGGTGTTTGGTTCCCATAACCAGCCCCGTTCTACGCCCAAGAGTGCAGTGGTAACCTCCCTAATTTCGGGAGCCGTGAAAGAAGTCATGAAAATTGAGAAGAAACACGGTCCGCCCAAACAGATGGGAGACGCCAGACACAAAGTTGTAGACCTTGCAGGAAAGGTCGATACCGCAACAAAATTTGACACAGAATTTACACAGAAAGCGTATGTTGATTATTGCGCTAAGTTGGATACTATCCCGAAGGAAGAATTGGCCCGAGTCGGAAAGATTTCGGATGATGCCAACCTTGCGGGACTGGATGGAGTTTTAGGCGTAAATGCCATTAATTTTAGTACCTCTATTGGGTTCCCTTGGACGGGACCAAAAACCCAATTAGTTGAGGTTAGCGACAGGAAGGTAGAAGGCATTAGTTGCCCGAGGGATGTCAATCCCATGATCTTGGAGGAAGTTGCAAAGATGGAAAAGAAACTCTTGAAAGGAGAGTCAATCAATGCTATATTTAAAGGCGCTCTGAAAGACGAGCCAACCAAACTCAACAAAGACAAAGTAAGGGTATTTGCTGCGGCAAACTTTCCCTTCGTCTTCCTAGTACGCAAGTATTACTTGACACTAGCAGCCCTCTGCCAACGTAATAAAACAATTACAGAATGTGCAGTCGGAACCGTAGTTCAGTCCCCAGAATGGACGCAATTATTTGAACATATCGGTAAACACGGATGGGACAGAGCAATCGCTGGAGATTATGCTAAATTTGACGGGAGAATGAGTCCGCAGTTCATGCTTATGGCATTCAAGCTGTTGATCCACCTCGCTGAGAAGTCAGGAAACTATGATGCCGACGATCTCGTTATTATGAGAGGAATCGCTTCAGAAATTTCCTACCCCACATATGATTATTTTGGAACATTAGTCCAATTCATGGGGTCGAATCCATCAGGTCATCCATTGACCGTAGTTATTAATAGTTTAGTGAACTCGCTTTACATGCGATATGTATATTACGCAATAGCGAGAGAGAAGAGATGGTGGCGAGTGCCTAGGTTTGACCAGGTAGTGTCGCTGATGACGTACGGAGATGATAATATCATGACGGTGGCAAAAGGTTACGACGATTTTAACCACACCGCAATTGCAGCAAAACTAGCCGAAGTGGACATTAAGTACACCATGGCTGACAAGGACGCAGAATCTGTGCCCTTTGTGAATCTTGCGGACGCTTCTTTTTTGAAGCACTATGCCAAGTATGATGAGGAATTGAAGTTGTATAGGTCCCCTGTAGAGGAGGACTCAATTGCCAAGATGCTACACTCGCACAAGAAGTCGGACGTTTTGTCCATGGAACAGTCGAGTGCTGAGGCAATCCAGAACGTGGCCCTCAAATATTTTGAGTTTGGCCGGGAAGTTTACACTCAGAAAGTAGCTGAGTTGCAGAAGGTCGCCCAATTGTCGGGCATTGCTGGATACGTCGGTCCCATCATGGACTATGACGAAAGGATGAAATGGTACGTCGAGAAATTTGGTCTCGAGTCCCAGTCTGGATACAAGCACAAAGTAGAAGAGTGCACAGTGAATTCGGAGGAGGAACAGTTGCAGTTGAAGGCTATCGCTGATATGCCAATCAAGATTACTGCTAAGGAATACCACTTTCCTTATGGAAGAAGTGGAGATTTGTTGTTTACAAC